TTAAGTTCCTTCTACTGAATCCCAACCTATCAACCAGTTTGACTGCATTGCCTGTCTTGTCAACAGCAACAAAACCTTCTGGTTCTGTCACTTCAAGTCCATTATCAGTTTGTGAAAACGAACCTATTGCCATTGCTTGATTCATTTTCTTAAGGACAAAGGCCTTCATTTGTTGCACTGCCTTATAGAAAGTCAGCATGGCCTGTAACGGCTTTTTGGCTCTGTTAAGAAATACGGGCATCTGTTTCATTTTGTCTTGCCTTAATGCCAACGCCTTTTGTGCTTTCAACCCTGCCATTTGTTGTTGCATTCTATCTGCATAGAACTTTTTGAAACCTAGTAGGAATTGATTGACGTTGCCGGGCAACTGTCCTTGTTTGACCATTGCATTTATGTACATCTGGAACATTGGTACAAAGTCTGTGTTTTGTCCAAGAACATTAGACAAGTTTCTTGGCACACCATTTAACAGTGTTTCAAGTTTTTCTATGCTGTTGTAGAATTGTTTTGTTTCATCGTCTGTGAACTTTGCACTGCCTGACACATCTTTGTATGTGGCGTTGTCAAAAAACACGTCATTGCTTTGCGTAAACGAACTTACATCTGCTCCACCCGATGCTGACATATCTGCAAGTGTTTCACCATTGTATGTGGTGTGAAATATGATGCCTACTTTTGCTCTGTCTATCTGTTTGCCTAGTTCAGATGCTTCTGGCACCGCATAGGTTATTGAGTTGGGTGTGAATGTTAAGTGAGGTTTGCCTTCAATATTTTTCCTTGTAATATCTTCGTCGGTGTATAATAGATCGCCCTGTACTACTCCTTGGATGTTTAGTTTTTTTAGATGCACAAGACACTTCAACAACTTCTGCCCTAGTTCTTCTGTGCCGTGATTGTTTGCTATATCTTTTTTGGTGTAATTTATTTTAGGAGATTGTGCGAACACAGATTTTGTTCCAACAAAGAACTTGCCGTTGTCTGGATTTGTCCCACACACCACAGCAGGTGCACCATCCCATTTTACACTAACAGACATTGCCTCAGAACTAGATCCCTTGAGTGTTAATAGCAATCCTCTAAAATATTCTATGACTGCTTGTCCGCCAACATAACCATCTGTGATTATGATGTCTTCTATATGTTCAAGGTGTGTCCTTTTGAACTCTGTAAGGACATCTTCTATCAACATTGTCTAGTCCTCTTTGTATTCGCCGTCTTTGATTTTGAGCACATTCTCTTTTACGTCTCTATTCTCTTTGATACGTGCAACGCCTTTGCTGAATTTTGATGCGTCCATGTTCTTTAGTGCTGAATTAAATTTCTTTTCTAGTTTGAATGCTGTGTCTTGATCGAAGTTTTCTCTGATGTATGTCATTAATCTTATTGCACTCTCTAGTATGTGTGATGCTCTGCTTTCGACCACTTCTTCTTTATCCCTTTTCAAGGGCATTGAACTTAATTCTTCTAGTAAACTGCGTGTGTGTTTTTGCATACTGTGGTATTTACTAATAATTGTAACATATTAAAAGCAAAAGTCTACTGGCTTTATTGCTTTTTATACACGAAATACTTACGTTGATTGGTATCATCACGTATATCCAGTATTTTTAAGTTAAACATTTCACTTAATTCTATAATAAACGGAACGTTCCATGCATAGAACTCTATCCAGTCTGCTTCAGGCTTGTCGTGTTGCACACCAGGGTTGACCCTAAAGAACATGGTACCACCGTTGGCTAATAAATCTACACATCTCCCTACTTCTGCTATAATCTTGTCTCTGCTACCAAAATTTACTGATCCCAGACATAGTATTACATCAAACTTTTGGTCTGTTTTATATTCTAACGTGCCCACTTCGAGATCTGCTTTATTGTTGTAAGGGTCGATACCTATTAAATTGTTAATTTTGCCTTTAAATTCGTTGTATCCACAACCTACATCAAGCACTGCTCTAGGCTTCAGATTGTTTACCTCATCGATTAGTTGCACTCCTGAGTACTTCCATTTCTTCATGTCGTTCTGCCAATACTTAGAAAAGTACCTGTCGAGAGATGCATCATCTATTGCATCAGCATATTGTTCAAGTGTGTCGCAACGTCTTACCTCAACACCAAATGTTTCTTTAATCCAAGGTTGTGTAATTTTATCTAGATTATTTTGACTGTGACCAAGAAGTTTGGCAAATATTTTTTTATTCATACAACTATATTATATTATTGTAAACTTTAGGTCTATACCTTTTTCTTGATTGGCTTTGATAGTATATCTTTGGTCTTGTCTGTCATTACACCTGTGATTACCAACATGGGCCTAGGCTTGTTACTGGCGTTTGCTGTGGCGTGTGGAATGTTAGGCCAATCAAATTTGTGTATATCTCCTGCCCTCCATCTGTCAAACTGCTCATTTCCATACATTATGAACTGTCCAGGCTCCCAATCTTGTAGCATAACCATTATGCGAACTACGTTGTTTGAATCAGCATCCAAATCATACAACTTGTCTATGTGCATGTTCAACACCTCACCTGTGAATTGTATGTGCAGTTTAGATTTAGTAGGTTCCATTGCAAAGTAGTCAGTCATTCTTTGCAGGGTAGGACATTTAGTGAAGTCCTTGAGTCCTCGGTATATTGTCATCTTAGGGTCAGCACCTGCTGTCTTTAGGTCGTTCTCTTCTGCCTCTACATTTACATTGACATTTTCTCTGCCCGTGCCTTCTCTACGGTTGCCCCAGTTGAGTGGCTTGGCATCCTCTATCACAGATTGTAATTCCGTCTGCCACCCGCCCGTAAACTTGCCCAGATGTTGCACACAGTCTGTATCTTTGTGCCATTTATTAAAGTGATAGTTGCTTCTTGCTTTTGCGTCTTCCCAATTACTTGTAGACATAAACTTGTATTCCTTTGTCTGCGTAATTATGTATCCTTCCCTTTGTGTTGGGGAAACTTATTTCTAGCAACCTGCAAAGGTCTACATTGTCTTTAGGTTTGTGAATTTTATCTTTGTTATCTTTGATGAACTGCATTATGTCTTTATTCTCTGCTTGAATGTGTTCCCACATCAAATCGAGATTAACAAAATGCTGGTAGTTTGGATATGTTATTTTGAACTCGCCGCACAGTTTCCACCACTCCAAACATTCAAAATCATTCCTGTACACCATAACAATGGGATGGTGAAAGTCTTTTAAATGTCCAAGTTCGTGTGCAAATGTGTGAGACTTTATAATCCTTTTGCCTTTGCCCGAGAATGGCAAGTCCCAATTATCTCTAGTTGTCCTGAACTCCATGCCAGGATCGAAATAGGCTCCTGTATGCATAAGATGTTTGCGTCCAGGGGTATCGGCATCGTGGTAGTAGGTCCTTGCCTCGGAGTAGTCTGTGTGATCTATGTCATCACTCCAGTAAATGTTCTTGACAACACTACTCCACTTTGATCCCGGTGCCCCTGTAAACAAAATATACATCTACTTGGTCAACTCTTCCTTGTAGATCGCATTGTAGCCCAATTGATTCTTTCCAAAATCAGACAGTGTTTTCAATGCACCCGGTGTGATAAATGACTTCAGTGTCCTCACTGCCGCGTCACCCTCTGCACCTGTTCTCCACTCGTACTTGCCCACTTTCTTTTCGATAGCGGCCACTGACTCTGGATCCTTGATCATCTTGTCCAAAGCGTCGACAAGTTTTTGTTTGTTTGGATTGCCTGCGTTCACCCAGAATGCTTTCTGTAGTGCATCTCTCCAACTCTTGACAAGTTTGTATGCATCATAGAAGTCACCACTTGGTGCGACTCCGTATGTTGATTCATACAGTGCTTCGAATGTTGGTTCTGTGAAGTTTGGATCCTTGTCGTGCTCACCCGTTTTAACATTAAGTAATCCATGATGGAACCAGGTGTATGCATCACCTTTGCCTATCACTGGCATCACGTGTTTCTTGTATGCGGCAGGATTTTCCCTTGTAGCGTTCAAGTCACCTCTAATAAATGCAAGTCTCCTCTCAGATCCTTTCATTCCTTTTACCCATACAATCTTGTTCTCAAATGTTTTTACTGGATCACCGTTGGGTCCTGTAAGCAACATAACGATTGCCATTATCTCTGGAGTCATTCCAGATCCTGACGGAAACTGTATAGGTCCGTTCTTTGTGTCTGCCTTGTTCCTTGCACCCACAATGATGTTTAGGTTCATGTGTCCAACCGATTCCCAATCAAAGTAATTGTACTCAACAGGTTCCACGAGATAT